TTCTCATCTATTATTATATACGTGTTAAGCATTTTGATCCAAGTATGTACCTAGAAACAAAATTTTGCAAAACACAAAAACTAGCTACAATATTTGAATAATTTGAATAATTATACATAAATAACGACTTCAAGTCAGGTCCTTTCGGAATCCCTACCCAACAAACATTAAGCATGTTCTTCGCCCCGCTGGGCGCACACTTAATGTTTGAGCCCCTGCGTCGCACTTCCTGTCCGCGGGGACACGCCCAGGAAGGTGTTATAAAACACAATTAAGGTGAGGGCACGCTCCCTGTTTCAGGGGTGCTCTGCTCATCTTCTTTTTCTTGTTCTTTTTCATCATGTGTAGAGGGCACGCTCCGTTCTCGGGTGCTCTGCTCTTCAACATAATGTGACATGCATTTATCGCCGCAGTCTAGCGTTAATTTTTCGTCTTCTCTGATGTTATTGTCATGCCATCTCTCAAAAAGCTCATCGAACGAATATCCTTTAAGCACTTCATCTCGACCATCTTGTGACCAATACCTTTGGAGTTTTGTAAAGACTTGATTGTGTGCATGTGGTCCATGGTACATCATTTCAATTAACACGCTCTGAGTTGCACTCAACATGTGTCTATTAATATTACCTGGGTTCCTGCACTTAGTCCAGTTCACAATGTTCTCAATCAATGTTCTGTCCAAAGCTCCAACATCGTATTTTTCATCGCCTACTTCAATTGTTGAAAACTTCCTCCCTAAGAATGTTGCATCCTCGAGTCTAACAAAAGGCACAGACACCACTTTCTTTAAACCATCAGTGTATTTCAATCCAATTGTTTTGAAAAATTTTGCGAGAGACAAATTGTTGAACATTTCTGTAACAGCTGGGTTAACTGAACATATGAGGTCATCCCCATATATTACAACGTCAGCATATGCTTCGAAAGTTTCAACACTTTGTGCATCGCCCATTTCCAAATTTCCGATTTTCTTGCTTTCTCCATACCAGTCTTCAACCAATGCACACCATGCGATATAAAGATATTGCCACATTGCGCAAGTGTTAACAATTGTCGTAATTCCAAGGCCCGATGGGCTCGATGCCTTAGTTTTATAAACTGTATTGTAAGCCACTTTAACAGATGTGACTGCTTCTTTACATAGCACGTTGCGCACAGCATTAGCTTGGTTGCTACGTTCGTCAGCAAAACTGTCATACCAATGATTGATGGCTTGCCACACATTCTCACAAATCACGGGCGGCAATGTTGGTCCGAAAGCGGACACGTCTCCTGCAATGATGTTATCTTTCCAGCGCAACTTGTCTACTAATCTAATCCAATCGAATCCGAGGCAATTCATTCCAACTGCTGAAAAACTTTTCAAGTTATTTTCGTAGAAAGCTGAACTAAAATCAAGGGTGTATTTCCGAACAGCATGTGTGTATTCGGTGGGCGAACAATCCACTTCACGCGGACTATCAACCTTCGCCTCAGATTTTAATTCATCTTTCAAAACAACTTGGAAAGCAGTTGGGGGACACTCACCCCGGAACCTCATTGCCATGTTTCTCTCATGTAGATCCACGACAATGGTGTTCCAGAACAAGTTCTTCCCACAACGCTTATACGTGTCTTTCTTAGCTGGGAAAAGCTCGCGTAAAGGAATTCCATTAGCTGAACTTGCAATTTGTGGTCTCATGAATTCCATTCCAATAACTCCGTCTATACATTCTGTTGTTGTTCTGGATTGTTTGACATTGAATACTGGTTTGTATTTCAAGATGGCATGTTTTAAACCACTTCTCGCTTTGTTTGTCCACTTTGGTGGAATTACGACAGTGTCTGCGTTCTTATTAATTGCTTCTTCCATTTTGACAATTCCAGGGAAAGCTTCTCCATAAGTTTTGAAGTTAACGGGTTTCTTACCGTCTGTTGTTAAAACTCCAAACATTGGTGATGGTCTCAATTCTGTGAATGTTACGTGTCGAATCGGTTCTTTTAATGACGCTTGAACTGAAATGTATGGTTTGAGCGCCAGCATTGGTTCGACCTTAGTTGTTGTGTCAAAATCTTCTGCATAGAGATAGTTAAGATCAACTACTTCACTCTCTTTTACGCCATCAACACCTAAAAGGTCTTGAAGGCATTCTCGTGTGATGCATTGAGCAAAGCCATTCCTTTGGAAAATTTTGCTGGGTCCTGAACAAACGTGGAAACCTATGATTTGTTTATGTATGTTATCAATCAAGGCGGACATACATCCACCATTGTACAATTCATAGTCAACACCAACGGT